GGCATGATAACATAGGGAGAGTTGCAATGTTCCACCACCCAAGTCAAGAATCAAAGGAGGTATCTATTACTTTCAAGAAATCAGAAGATGGAAATAGTTGGGAATACTACGGCATTTTTGATAGAAATAAAAACTACGATTAGATATATCCTAAGCACAATTTTTGGGCGAAAATATTTTTAGGGCTGTTTGAGGCATAGAATTCTCTAAAACCCAATGCAGTAAATATTCTAACACCCGGTGCATAACTTTTAAATGTATTAACATTGACCATTCATAATTTTGGGGTATGCGGTCTTAAAACTGTTTGCCCTATGAGTTTCAATCTATCCAAACACGAAAAAACGGTAAAGAAATTACTTAGCAAAGCACCGGCAAATGCAAACAAAAAGAAGATCGCCGATAAAAAGAAAAGGCTAATTGCCAGCAATACTATTAAAATCGTCACGGCATTAAGGAAAAGAAATGAGCCCTCAAAAACAGAATTGCAGATTACAGAGTTTTTAACCTCAAACAATCTTTCTTTTAAAACTGAATATTGTATAAAAACAAAGGTAGACGGCAAGCTGCGTGTATTTTATTTCGATTTTTATATTCCCGATTATAATCTCTTAATAGAGTTTGACGGCATACATCACTATCAAGAAGTGAAGAAATTTGGTTCTAAGTTGTCAAAAGTAAGGGAGCACGATGATATTAAAAATAACTGGGCTGCTAGAAAGAATATCGACCTATTGCGCATTAGTTGTCTTGATAAAGAAAGCCCCGAAGCCATTATCTGCAAGTATTTAGATAAAATATCACCTATAGTTTAAGGATGCCATTAGAGTGGGGTTTTTTATTACCTTAGTCTTTATGAAGCCGCTCACTCCTGAAGAGATATTTTCAAAACATAATCTCTTAATGCCAGCCAAGGGAATGCTTGCCTATGATCCGTTCGGATTTGAAGTTATCATTAATGCCATGATAGAATACGGGCAACAACAATATGGCATAGCCATAGAGGATATTAAGAATTGGAATAACGAAGAGTAGCTGTAAGTAATTCCCGCCATAGTAAATCTAAATTACCCATTAGAAGGGAAGTTTATTTTTCGCACCAATAGTCCTACATACTTTCCCGTGTTATTATGGTTCTGAGCATAAACACGGATGCATTGGTGCAACATGCCGCACGGCTTGAACGTATGAGCAGGTCAGCTTTACCCGTTGTGGTGCGGCAGACGCTAAATGCGGCGGCGTTCAATGTAAAGACCGTAACGATGCCCCAATCGTCTGATGTGTTCATTCACCGTAAGGCTACATTCTTCAAAGCAAATAGTAAAGTACAGCAGGCGCAGGGGTTTGATATAAACAGCATGCAGTCTATTGTGGGCTTCATCCCTAAGTCCGATGCTAAAGATACCAGCGTTGCGGACTTAGAACAGCAAGAGGACGGGGGTAAGATATCCGGCAGGGCGTTCGTGCCGCTTAAAGATGATCGTGTGGGCAATAGCTGGCAGGGCAATGTAAAGGCTAAAGGACGATACAGGGCGATAGAAAGTAAGATAGTAGATGCCAAAAAGAGCAATGCGGGTGAACCTGCACAGCAATTCCTTGCTTCTGCTAAATATGCAGGCGTTGGGGGCGTAGTAATAGGCAACAGGCTTACAGCAGGTGGCAATAAAATAGCATGGCGTATTACAGGCTTAAAACCACTTAAAATGATACCGCTGTTTGCCGTTAAAGCACATAGGAATGTAATGCCGCATGCGACACACTTTATGCAGGAGGCGAGTAACAAGAGCGCAGCAGATATGGGACACAATTTTATCATGTACGCAGAAAAGAAATTTGATAGCATCAAATGAGTTGGCTTGACCTTATAAATACGGACTATACAATAACGCTCGGCAAAAAGTCGACCAGCGATAGTGCGCCCGATGCTAACGGTGGCATTACCCGTACTACACAGCAAGCGCAGTATTCCGTAAAATGGCTCAATGCCGCTAAGCAAAGTACGTACAACATAGCTGAGTTTAACTTTAAGGCCGTAGATGGCACATTAGTAAAAAGAGGTACGCCGAGGGGTGTAAAGTATAATATTGAAATATACTTTGATGGTGCAGACCATCTTGATACAGCTACTAAGTTTTTAGCCGATAGCGATTATAGCGATGATAATGGTATTGCCCCGCCGTGGGAGATTGCACACCCTTATTACGGTACTTTATTCGTACAGCCGAGCAGCCTTGTATTTGATAATTCGCAACATAATGTTACCAAGATAACTGGCGAGGTGCTTGAAACGATCATGGATAATGGTCGGGCATACGCCGTTTCGCCACCTGATGTAATAAAATCGCAGGCTGTTATTACCAAAAGGCAGATAGTAGATACCTATTCGAGTGGCGTGCCAAGCATGAAAGTATCAGACCTGCAGCAGCTTGCCAATAATATCAACAATACATATAACAGCACATCGGCTTTGCTTAATGGATACCAGGCGGATGTAAATAAATACGCTCAGTACTTTTATGCTGCAAATGCGGTCCTTAATACTGCTATCTATGATACAAATGATATCCTGCAGCAAGCGGATAACCTGATATCAGCACCGGAACAATTCACCGATACATTGGTGCGCAGGCTTAACATGCTTTCATTGCAACTGGAAACATACGCTGAGTTGGTAGCGCCGTTACTATTATCTACAAATCCTGTTTATTCATTAAAGAAACTGTATGAGAATAACGCCGCTATCACCATTGCTGCAATGTGTGTGGCTACTACTGTGAATATCACGACAGACTTTAATTACAGGCCCGATGTATTACGTGTGATACAAACCATAGTAACCAATTACAACGCTTACATAGAAAACCTGTATGCGCTACAGTCAGCTAATGGTGGCTTCGTAGGAGCTTATATACCTGACCCAACGGCTATCACGTCATTATACACCCTTGTAAACCTGACAACATCCTATTTATTGGGCGTATCGGCAGGAGCGAAGCAGCAGCGCACAACAACACTTATTTATGATGCCGACCTATTGAATACGGTAAATGACATTTACGGTTTGGTGCTTGATGACAGTACGATACAAACATTTATTGCGAACAACAATATACAACTAAGCGAATTGCTGATATTAAAAGCAGGACGGCAAATAATATACTACGTGTAATGGAATTAAGAATATCAGGACATATTGTAAAACTGGATAACGATATAAACGTGTCATTAAAATATGACTCGGTTGCTGACACGTTTTCCTTTCTCGCATACTTTGACCCTAATAATCCAACACACAAAGAAATATTTCAGCCCGGCACCTATCAAACATGCGAAGTATGGCACCATAATGTTTTGCTGACAACAGGTACAATACTAAATCATAAATTCAGCAGCGCAGGCGACCCGCCAAAGCAGCTTGCGGGAGTTAGCGGATATACCAAAACGGGGATATTAAATGAATGCACCACAGGGCTTTTTGCTGATGGTACGTTCGATGTGGATAAGAGTAGCCAGTTTGACGGGAAGACGCTTGAGCAAATAGCAAATGACGTTTGCAGCATATTCCCTATCACTGTAATGATAGACGATGAGTTGCAAACTGATGCGCAATTCACTACGCCATATGACCATATTTCTATAAATCAGCAAGAGAGTATAGGTAGGTTTTTAGACAGGTTGTGCAAGGCTAAAAACACAGTCCTTTCGCACGACAGGTTTGGCAATTTACTAATCACCCGTGCAGTAACAAAAAATATTACTACAACGACAAGAACCCTCGTTGATGTAAATGCGGTTGCTTTTACTGAGGATATAGACGGTGCGCCTAGCAGCACAGCAACTGTTACCACTACAACCGAAACAGCACGACAGATACTATACAATTTCAGCCCTTCCAATAAAGGCGTATGGCTTAATATGGACTTGTCTTTCGATGGGCAGTCATTACACAGCGTAATACAGGTAGTAGCGCAGCAAAACGCGGCAAATGCAACTGATAGCGGCATTACAAACCCTTTCGTACTGGCGTATAGTTCTATTATCCCAATGTCGGTAAATAGTCCCGATAAGAACAGTACTACACATGATTTCAGGTCAGGGCTAAGATTGCGCCGGGAAGTAGCACAGGAAGCCAATAGCGAGAACGATGCACCTGATACAGCACGCAGCATACTTGGTGATGAGCTAAAGGCAATCGTGCTTACAATAGAGATACAGGGATGGACGCTCGGTGGCAATCTTGTTATACCTAATCAACTTATCACAGTAACAAATAATGAATTGTTCTTGTACAATCAGACTACGTGGTTTATTCAGGAGGTGCATTTTAAAGGGGCGCAGAATGTGAACGAAACGGCTACTATCGTTTGTGTATTGCCTGAGTGTTTTAATGACGATGAAATAACAACAAGCATATTCAATGGTTAAATCTACATACATATCTGCTTTAATAAAGAGTGGACAACGCTTCATAACTGCCAAGGTATTCGGCAATGATGCCCGTAGCGCAAATGAATGCGCTCCGTTTGGCATAGACAGTTTGCCGCCTGCTAAAATGATAGCCGTGTACAGTGAAACTTCTACCAGTGGCGCACCAGTGGTTATAGGCTATATAAATACAGCCCAATTAGTAGCGGCAGTAGGCGAATCGAGAATATATGCCACCGATAGCAATGGTGCAGAAAAGATACGTGTATGGCTGCATAATGACGGGACAATGGAATTGGGAGGTACTGGTGCGAGCGGTAGCAATGCGAACCATGCGGCACAGTATGAAGGGCTGCAGACTGCATTTAACCAGTTTAAAAGCGACTTCAATAGTTTCATTACAACGTTCAATAGCCATGTGCATACTGGCGTAACAACTGGCTCAGGATCGAGCGGGAGTACAGTTACGCCGGGTAGCGATACGACGGCAGATATTACAGGGGCTAAATTAACAACGATCAAAACACCGTAACCATGATATACGATAGTAGTGCTATATACATACAGTCGTTCACGCAGGCGCAGGACAGGATAACGGCTATTGATGCTATCATAGATGCACTCATGGCGCAAATGCTTGCACTTGCTACTCAGGATAGCCCAATGGAAGAGTATATGCTCAATGACGGGCAGACCATCATAAAAGCCCGTTACCGCACTACGCAATCTATCGAGAATAGTATTAATGCACTCGATAGGATGAAGCAAATATACATGAACCGCTTAAACGGCAGGGTGGTAAGAATGAGGGATAGTAAGAATTTGACAGGGTACAATAATGGTTGGTGGTAAAATATTACAACATGGCAAAAGAGATAAAGTTTTTAGGGATTACGCTATATAAACCACAGCCTGACGTGGAATTGGTTGTTGATGAGCCGCATGCACAAACTGACATTCAATCCCCAAAGGCCTACTTTGATGGATGGGGCAATAGCAACTATCAGCCTATATACCCTATCAGGTTTGACGGGGAAAAGACCATAGGCGAGATAGGCCCTATATACCAGTATTTCATGGATTACCCCCGCTTACGTTTACGCTCAAAACAGTTGTTTATTGAGAGTGAGCCATGTCAGGCGGTAGTAAAAAAGTATGTGGCATGGACGATAGGAGGAGGCTTAACACTAAAGGCAGAGCCACAGGTAGAGGTATTAAAAACAGAGGGCATAACAATAACGCCCGAAGCGTTCAATAAGTCTGTTGAGAGTAGGTGGAAGATATATAGTAACTCTAAAATGGGGGATGCTACGGGCAAACAAACGCTCAATGAATTAGAGGCGCAGGCACTGTTGGAACGGATAATAGGCGGAGATATGCTTGTTGTCTTATCCGTTGTTGGCGGCACTGTAAAGGTCAGGCACATAGACGGTGGACACTTAGTAACACCTCCTTACTTTTCTCCTATCGGTATGGATGCAACCGCCCCTAATGGTAATCGTGTTCGTGGTGGTGTGGAGATTGATGCAAGCGGGCAACACGTAGCCTATTATGTGCGCACGGATGACATTCTTACCTATGACCGCATAGAAGCATTTGGCAAAAAAAGCGGTATGCGTATGGCTTATTTGCTCGTTGGCCCTAAATACACCATAGACAGTGAAAGGGGTATGCCTCTACTCGCTGCGGTAATGGAGACGGCTAAGAAATTAGAGCGGTATAATGCCGCCGCCGTAGCGGGTGCCGAAGAACGGCAAAAGGTTTCGTTTTTCTTCGAGCATGATACATTAAGTAGCAACGAAGATCCGCAGGCTGGCATAAGGGCTAAAGCATCGGCAGGGAGAGGTAACATACAAGCTGACCTTGCACCTGATGTAAACGGCAATAGATTAGCCGCAAACATAGCCGTGAGTGAAGAGCGTAACGTTTACAACCTGCCGAATGGTACTACTATTAAATCTATTGATAGCAAGCAAGAAGTAAATGTTAATGAGTTTGGCATGTTTCAGATTGACCTGATATGCGCAGCCGTGGGCATACCTCCAAATGTAGCCATGAGCAAGTATGAGGATAGTTTCAGCGCATCACGTATGGCGGGTAAGGACTGGGAGCATACATTTATGTTAGACCGTAAAACATTCTCGCAACAGTACCTCGACCCAATCTATTCCTTGCAGGTTTACTTGTGGGTGCTGAATAATAAAGTTGAAGCGCCTGGCTACGTAAAGGCCTTAATGGAGAAGAATGAATTTGCAACAGCAGCATATCTTTCTTGCCGTTGGGTAGGCGATAGCTTCCCTGATATCGATCCGCTTAAAACAGCTAAATACTTACGCACTATGATGGGCCCTGCTTTAGCGCACTTACCTATCATGGATGCAGAAGCAGCAGCAGAAGCAGGAATGCAAGGCGAATGGGACGGCATTGTTCGTCAATCGTCCGAAGAGTTAAAGATGGCGGCACGCGTAGGCATTACGCCACCAGTTGAACAGGTACGCATAAATGATGCAATATAATTTCGGGTAGATAACAGCATCCGTAATGATGAAAGCCACCCGTAAGGTGGCTTTCTCTTCGTCAAGCACAACTGAAAAAGAAGTTAATCCGGCATTGGCATTTTCATATATGCTGGGATTTTTGAAAACAAAAGAGGCAAGTGCGCTTTTATAAGAGCCTCTCTACCAATCCTAAGATTGTAAGCTATATTGGTAAGATGTTCATTTGCTACTTTACCCAGCCCCGTTATTTTTATTTCAGACTTACTGGTGTGGGGTATTTTCTGTCCTTTTAATTCATCCGGATAAAGAGCGATTATCTGTACAACCAATGGGCGTAAAAAGTCAGGACGGCAAAGTCCGTAATGGGCTGAAATGTTTTTTATGTCTTTATGTAAAACGGCTGTAGGAACAAGTTTTACAAATTTTAACGGATAGCAAGTTGTGTTAGCCATTAGTACGTATGTGGGTTACGTAAAGGTACAAAGTATATAGGTGTATTCCTATTTAAATTTCCCATTTAAAGGGTAGTTTTTTTTCATCGGCAAAGCGTGGATTTACTTTCGGTATGAAATGAAGGAAATCCTTTTATACACTCCAATTTATTCTTATTCTGCAGCCAATTTCATTAATGAAATTGAAGCAAATAAGGGTAACGACATTACCGTAAGAGGTAATTGCCCTGGAGGTGATATGTTTTCCACTTATGGCATGATCGCCAAGTTTCAGGAACACCCAAAAGCAAAGAATATTAAGGTTGATGGGATTGCCGCTTCGGCTTTCGCCTATATGCTATTATGTGCAGATAATGTGGAATGCCTTGATGCGTCTACATTTCTGTATCACAGAGCCGTATATGGGTCTTTAGAGGATGAAAAGAACATGACAGCTGAGAGCCGTACTGTTCTTAATTCTATAAATGGCAAAATGCGCACAGCCCTAGAGGCTAAAGCATCATCAGATACATTCAAGGCTATCAGTGGCACTTCATACGATGAAATGTTCTCTATGGATGGTCAAAAGGATGTTATCCTGAACGCCACACAAGCAAAACAATTGGGCATAGTACAGAAGGTAAACCCCCTTACATCGACCGCCAAAGCTGAAATAATTGCTTTGGCATCAACTCATAAGGTTGCGGCTTTTGCGCCAAGTATCACAATCACAGCAATAACAGAAACAAAACATACAATCATGACAGCAGCAGAATTTAAAGCAGCCCACCCAAGTGAGTACGCTGCTATCGTAGCCGAAGGGGTAAATGCGGAAAAAGACCGTGTAGGCTCATGGATGGCCTATTATGAGCTTGACCCAGTAACTGCAAAAGCAGGTAT